GATGTTATTACGATCTATGTAATCATTTATGATAAACTTTTGCCTATCAATATCTGATTGGTCATTACTTAATCTTATGTATGCTACTATCATTATTTATTTGCTCCCTCATATTTTTTATTGATAACAAGTTTCATTGCATCTTTTAGCGACATAAATGCAGAGTGATACATACATTCCTCATTTGATACCCATTTGTTTACACAATAAAGACCATTACCACAAATTTGAATTGTTACAGATTTATCTTTTATATACACATACTCATCATCTGTGAGTGTAGGTTCATCAGACTTTATTAATTTAAAAAGATTTCTCATTATTTACCTTCCTTTGTAATAACCATTGTAAAGGTCATCTAAAACAATTAATATTGCATGAGCAATCTCACCTCTTTGAGTCGTTACTTGACGAGTGCCATTTTCTGAATCCCATTTTTTACCCTCGTATTTCTCAAAGAGTGCTTCTTGTTCTATCATGGCATTTATCATTTGATATTTTAATGTATTTTTATATGTACTCATTTTCATAATTTACCTTCCTTTGTTATAGGCATCATTGCCTACTATGAATATAATATATTTATGATATATTGTCAAATGCCTACCTGTATTTTTTGGAATCCTTCCCCATATCTAGCCACAGGTAGGCGTAGAAAGGATGACTATGAAAGGTTTATTTATTAGAATTGATAATAAAATTTATGACAGACTAAAGAAAGAATCTAAAACTAAAAGAGTTCCTATGGGTAGACTTGTTGAACATTATTGTGAAGAGGGATTACGAGATCAAGGAGCTTTTAGACGATTGTTTGGGCTGTAATGTTTGTTAAATTTGCAGTTTGGATCATGGTTTTTTCTAACTATCCTCCACCAGCTAACCATTTTTATGTTGGTGATACTAATAGCTGTAAACACGCACAGAAATTAGTTGACGATTGGATAGCCAAACATCATAAACCAGAAGGCTATTATGGATGGGTATGCCTAAAGTGGGAGGAACATTTAAATTTATTGTATGCTGGAAGGCGATATAAGGATCGAGTAAACGATGACAAAATACAAAGCGATTAGAACCGAGGTTGATGGAATTATGTTTGCCTCAAAGAAAGAGGCTATGCGATATAAAGAACTAAAGTTTATGAGAGAAGAAAAAAGAATTAGTGATCTAGTATTACAACCAAAGTTTCCTATTGAAGTTTGTGGGAAAAAGATATGCACATACATTGCTGATTTTATGTACTACGAAAATGGTAATAAGATTATTGAGGATGTAAAAGGAGTGAAAACTTCTGTGTATAGAATAAAAAAAAAACTAACCGAAGCTATTTATGATATAACGATAAAGGAGGTATAATGGCTGACCCTAAATACAATATAGAATTAATTAATCCTGATCATTACAAACAAGGAACTATTGAGTGCATAGATTACATACGAGATAGACTTGATTATGAAGGATTCAAGGCTTACCTTCTGGGATCACATTACAAATATACTTATCGTTTTTCTTATAAACACAAACATCTAGACCCACTATCACGCAAACAAGAAGAAGATAAAGATTTACGCAAGGCAATGTGGTATCTATGTCGCTACCAGGATATGCTTAAAAAGGAAATAGAAGCTCATGAGGAGATAGATAATCGTCAAGAGGTAGAATATTCAGCTGGGGATTTACCGAGTGATACTGAACAGAAATAGTGAAACGCATAGATTACTCGCCAAGGAAGCTGTAGAATTTCTATTGTTCTGCCTGGATAATGATATGAAACTAGGTGATATACAGCGAATGTACATTAAAAAAGAATTAAACAATCTTACCTATGCCAATGTATTACAGGCATTAATTAACGAACATATTGATTCTCATGTCAGACTATCCATGAAAAATGAAAAAGAACAGCGGACCGCATAGGATTAAATGTGATTGGTGTAATAAGATATTCTGGAGTGATGAACCTTTTGTTGTGACAGGAAACGGAATAACATTAGAACTAAAGTGCAATGAACAATTTGTTAAGAATGGATACAGACTACAAGGACAAGATACGGAAGAAGATTCTGGATAATGGTAAGAATAATATACAGAGTGTATATTCTGGAGGACCATTTACTGTTGTACCGAGAAGAGCTTTGAATGATAAACGCATCGCCAAGTCACCAATTAAATACCTGGTCTTATCTGTGTTATGTAGCTGCGCAAATAATTATACAGGAGTCTGCTTTCCAACATACCAATACATTGCTAATCAAGTGTTAAGAGATAAATCTAGTGTGTCCAGAGCAGTAAAAGCTCTCATTGAATGGGGTTATATTAAACGACTCCGAAAAGGTTCTCCGCTGTATAAGAATGTTAAACATAAATCTAGTGTTTATAGGATACTTTACGATCCATTAATGAACGATAAAGAAGTACATTCCAGAGCATTAAATAACGATGAAGAGTTGCAACAAATAGAACAGAAGGATACAATACGAGTTGCTATGAAACCAGATAAAAAAAGCCAAACAAGTTGCGGTGAGCGCAACAAACAAGTTGACCCTAGCGCAACTAAAACTAGACTCAATCAACTAGACTTAAATAATAATACTATAAGTACTATTAAAGAGAATAAATTAAATGAAATGGAAATGATGAAGAAGTTCCAGAACATCCATTTAAAAATCTACCAAACAACATTTCAACCAGACAGAAGAGATTGGCAACAGATGACTTTGTTGATTCAATATCAGGATAAGACATCAGCATTACTAACCAAGATAGAGAACATACTGAAAAAGAAAAAGAAACCACCTGTATTTCCTATATCATACATACTAGCTTGTTTAAAGCCAGAGCCTACTACAGTTAAAGAAGTTATGAAGGACTTGGCAAAAGCAATGCGACCTAAAAGGAGATTTAAATTTGATTAATTTAGCAAACCTAGAGTCAAGTCTAGAAATGCAAAGCAAAGAATACGCAGTAATCCCACCTCGTAAAATAAAAAAAAGGCGAACTGCCAAGTGGCGCACCCAGGGGGGAGGGGGGTCTATGCGTATAGGGGGGATGCCACAAAAATATTTTTCAACTTTAACAAAGGAGTTTTTATGGTTGATAGATTAAATGCTGTCGTACCTTTAGAAGGTAAAGATGGTAAAACTTATTGGCATAATGTCGGTAAGGCTTTTCAGAATAAGTTAGGAGGCTGGGATGTTATATTTAATTCTTTGCCAATACAGACGAAAAGCAAAGATGGAAGTCTAATTATGAAGGTTATGTTGTTACCACCGAAAGATGGTCCTACATCAGCACCTTCACCACAACCTAGACAGAATAATCAATTTAACGATGATGTTCCGTTCTAATGACTAAAAGAGTCCTTCCTCGTCTTGACAACTTTGCGAGTGTCCGTCAGATCAAAAGAAAGATTAAGGGTAGTGAAGTTATTTATAAAAATCGTGATGCGTTAGCTAGTGAATTAATAAATATTGGTACAGCTAATATCTCGGATGTTGTTACATGGGATAATGGTTTAGCCAAGGTCAAGGATGTGAAGGATATACCTGAACACGCATTATCAGCCATTAAGAGAATTAGGATACTAAAAGATGGTACTCTTGATATTGAGATGGTTGATAAGGTGCGTGTTTTACAATTACTTGCCAAGAGTGCTGGATTATTAGATAGCGAAGCTGAAGCCGATAAACCAGCGGTTATTGACATTAAAATGGTTGGACCTGGAGAAAACAATGACACTTGAAAAAATGTTACATGAGAAACAGAAGGAAGTTCATTATTTACAGATGCGTTTAAAAAAATGTATTGAACAAAAAGAAAGATTAAAAAAAAAGAATGACCGAACATAAGTTGTTAGATTTGTTTTCTGGTATCGGAGGTTTTAGTTTCGCAGCTGATAAATTTGGTATTGAAACTATTGGCTTTGTGGAAAAGGATGAATTTTGTCAAAAGGTCTTAAAAAAACATTGGAAAAATGTTCCAATAGAAAGTGATATTAGAAATGTCAAAGGAGATAATTATGGATCAGCTACCATTGTTTCAGGAGGATTCCCCTGTCAACCCTTCTCCACAGCGGGAAAGAGAAAAGGAACAGATGACGATAGATACCTCTGGGATGAAACTATTAGAGTTGTTGCCGAGTGCAAACCGAGGTGGTTTATTGGAGAAAATGTTGACGGACTTGTTAACATCCAAGACGGCATGGTACTCCGACAGGTGCAAGATGATTTGGAAAAAGAGGGTTTCCAAGTCCAATGTCTTGTTATTCCAGCTAGCGGTGTCGGTGCATGGCATCAAAGGAAAAGAGTCTGGATTATTGCCTTCTCCGAACACAATGGATTATATAGACCGAAAGGGGATGCGACCATCAAGAGTAGCAACCAATCGGAAGAGTGGGTATCTATCGGAGATGATAAAAATGTATCCAACACCAAGAGCATTGGAAATAGACGAAAAGACAGAAACATGGAGAGCGAGAATGAAAAAAATCGTGCAGAAGGGAGGGAAATTACCATCAGTAAATTTATCAATGACAGTAAAAATGTATCCAACACCAACAGCGGGGAATTGCATGGATGTATGTCAACCAGCCGATTATGTGGAGAGAAACTCAAAGGGTTGGACAGTAACGAGGAAAAAGACAGGAACAAAGTTTGGAGCGAAACTGAACGATGTGGTGAACAAGTTACAGACCGAGGGAATGTATCCGACTCCCAATGCGAGAGATTGGAAAGACACAGTAAACACAATTCCACCATCAGTAGGGAAAACGAGGGGGTACACTTTAGGAATGAAAATAGCAGAGGAAAAAACCAACAACAAAGCTGGTGGCAAACTCAATCCGAACTTTGTGGAGTTCCTAATGGGGTATCCTACGAATTACACAAAGGTAGAGTAGGTAGAATCAAGGCGCTTGGTAACTCCATAGTACCACAAATCGCTGAACAATTATTTAAGAGTATAATTTATGCAGAACAGTAATATCCCAGGACTCAAACTTGATTTTAGTAAATCACCAACTGTCTGGAAATTTTTGAATGATGATAGTTTTGTTCGGGGCATGGTTGGACCTGTAGGTTCTGGGAAATCCTATGCGTGTTGTGCAGAAATTTTTAAACGAGCTATACAACAAAAACCAAGTAAAAGAGATGGCATAAAATATTCTCGGTTTGTTATTGTTAGGAACTCGTATCCTATGTTAAAAACGACAACTCTAAAAACTTGGTTAGAATTGTTTCCTGAACATATTTACGGAGCTGTTCGTCATTCGCCACCAATCACGCACCACATAAAATTACCGAGTAGAGAAGGAGCTGCTGGTATAGACTTGGAAGTTTTGTTTTTAGCTTTAGATCAACCTAAAGATGTCCGAAAGTTATTATCTTTAGAAGTTACAGGAGGATGGATTAATGAAGCAAGGGAGCTACCTAAATCTATAGTGGATGGTTTGACGCATAGGGTAGGCAGGTATCCTGTTAAGGATGATGGTGGTCCGACTTGGAGAGGTGTAATTCTTGATACTAACCCTTGCGATGATGACCATTGGATTTATAGATTATCCGAAAAAGAACCTCCGAAAGGTCGTTTTGCCTGGAAATTTTTTCGCCAACCGCCTGGGGTTTTTGAGGCGAAGGATGTACCTGATGAAATGCCTGAAGCTCAAGGGTATGTATTTGCAGCTGGTAAATGGTGGAAAACAAATGATAAAGCAGAAAAT